TCCCGGATTTAGGATAGCACCATAAAGACTGTTCAAGTTAATCTTTTTAACCAACTGTCGCTTGTCCCAATACTCTTCTTCGGCTTCGGTATCGGTTTCAGATAGTTTTTTCTGTAATTCTTTTCTTTCTGCATACCATCGTTGCAGTAATCCCGGAATAACACCATCAAATTCATGAGTGAATATGGTACCGTTAGCACTCAACAACCATGGTTTATTTGAATCAAAGACCATCTTCCAAATTTCTGCAGCACTATAAGTTTCTGATGTATTTGATTCCCAATCTACAGTAATTTCAGTTCCTACTTCTTGGTTCATCACTGCACTATATTCTAAGGTTGCAAATATTCCTTCCCAAGCCGCTGCAAAACTCTGGCCTTTATCCATGTTTTCTTTTATCAATCGGTCAGTCATGATAGGACGTAGTTGCCCTACAATTGTTTCTGGACCCATATTCAATGCACGAATAACTGAGGGGTATAGACTGTTGATATCAACTGAACCAATCCAATCATGCATACCACGTTTTGGATGTGCAACATAGGCACCGGCAGCTTGAGTTTCTTCTGGTGCAACCTCTTTACGATTTGGAACAACTAATCCACGCTCATGTGCTTCATTGATAATTGCTTGTTCAGTGACTGCAACTGCACCCATTGTAGTTGGCAGAAGCACTGTGTTCTCGTGTGCCAGTTTATTAGCCAAATCAATAAAGCGTAGTTTTTTATCAATCTGTGCAAGACCACGAACATCCTGTCTATTATACTCAATAAACGTTTCAAAGTTTTGATTATATAACTGGTCTAATGTACCTTCATACACGGTTTTAGAACCAAGTTCTTCGTAGTCAAGAATAGAATCAAGACTATAACTATGTCGTTCTTCGTATGTGTATTTCCGATATAACTGCATGTAGTCTAAATGCACACGACCGATAAGATCAAATGTGATTTGCTTTGCACCAAAACGCTCAAACTCACGTTGCTTGGGAAGTTGATCCCACAAACATAACTGTCGCGTATCGTCTTTGCTTAGAATACGAGTGATACGCAGTACGGTATATGGAATATCATAACCTTCTGAGTTCCAACCCGAAACGACATCAGCATCTTGAATGACTTCTAAAAATGCTTTGAGCAAATCTTCTTCACGCTCAAACATAAATGTGTCATCAAACTTATTGCCAATTTCTGTTGCCGTTTTCATGCTCATATGCTTTGGTGGCATGGCAAAGGTGACTAACCGGTCTAACCAATCAAGATATACTGTAATTGCTGTTATTGGCGTAAATGGATCATCGGGTCGTGAATAGCCTCTTTCAGGATCAAAATCAACCTCGATGTCAAAGAATGCTGTGTGCAGAGTAGGTGCCTCAGCGTTCAAGTAATTGTCAGCCAAACAGCGAAATGTTGGATTAATATCTGATTCGTATAATTGTTTTCCAGAATGTGAGTTTATCTCACGTCTGAACTCTTTGTTGCTTTTACTACTAAATCGACTTACAGGGGTACCGTAGATGCTACGGTACTTTCCTTTTGGGTCATCGTAATAAAGAACATATCTTGCGGGGTAATCTGTGTAGTATCGCTCACCGTTCTCTCTTCCGACAACGTGAATGCGATCTCGTTTGCGGTCAAACAAACAATCAATATAACTCATTTTTCTCCTTACGTCGTTTATGGCCGACTATACCGTATTTCATGCTCGTAATGTGAGCGACTCAGCGTGAGTTAAACAATACTTATAAAGTTTATTCAAAGGAAATATTAAAGATTCTTGCCAGCAGTAGTTAGGATTGTTTCAAGCAACTCGTGGTCTTCTTGTTCTTGGGTAAAACTTGCTTTGTGTGCTAGCCGAATTGCTTTCTTTAATACGGAAGGTTTAATATCCAGTTCCTCGGCAATAGCCTTTACAGTGTCTGATAATCCTTCATTAAGTGTTTCAACTTCATGCATAACCTGCATGCCTTCGTTGATTACTTGAATGATTTTAGTTTTTTGCTCTTGATCAAAATGATGAGACATGGTTTTCCTTTTGTGGTTAAATTAACTATAGGAGTATATAACATTCAGAGAACAATGTCAATAGAAATTAAAGATGCTCACTTTGTAAAACAGGGTAGCAATCTGTATTTACAGGCAGCAGCCGCCCGCCACAACTCAAACGGTCCTAAGAGTTGAAGATTAAAATTATGATATAGTGTTATCTCTGATAAAGTTTCGCAGTAGCATCGGTATACCCTAAATCAATGATTACTGGATCGCCCCGGTATAGACCCCAGTTTGCCTTGCGTGCTAAATCGACAGCCGGTAAGCCGAAATTAACAACTAAATCTTGTAAATTTTGAAAATATTCGTTTTCAATAATTTCCTTTGGTATATCTCCAACTGTATTTCTAGATTTTCCTGTTTGACTATCTAAGTATGCTGTAATTTTAAACATATCAATTCCACCAAAAAACTTTTCAAGTTGTTTTTGCGTGAGTTTTTCAGCAAATTCTGTATGAATCCATGTAATTCTATCACCATTGTCTTCATCATGATCTATCATAGGAATAGTAATGCCAATATTTTCTACATAATAATCATCTAATAATTGCGTTTCTTCTTGGTTTTGGGTTATTCCTTTATTATTCACCGCTACTTTCAAAACAGTTGGACGCCCTTGGTAATCTATTTTGAAAGCAACACGCGAACTCCCACGACCAACTTGTTTGGCACGTTCTTTTGCATAAGCAACCATGCGGGAGAATGAAGCCCGAGGAGAAAACATTTCTTTGTCCCATTCATCTGGTAATGGGGTCTCGCGAATGTTTTGTGTGAATTCTCTAATTTTCACCTGAGTTCCAATCTATAATAGTATTTAGATTTTTGATATTATGCTTTTTGCAATTCTCTAAAAATTTCCCACTTTTAATGTGTTGCAGGTTATGGTTGATAGCATCATAACTATCTTCATATATCTTCATTGTGGGTGTGTTTCGAATAAACTCTAATGTGTCATATAATTTTAGTATTCGTTCGTCTTCATATGGTTCTTTATCATAATCATTTGGAAAACCAAAGTTAGTATTAATACCTAATTCGTTTAGTTTTTCCAATAGAAAAGGATGACCAACATGGAGAAACGCTGTTCCGCTCAGTAGAGGCTTTATAGTTTTTTCAGTTATAAATGGTCCCGGAATTATAATGGGCTGTTCATTATTCAATCTTCCAATAGAAGAGAAAGTGCTTTCATTCGTAACGTTTATAACACATTTTGTATATGCATCGTTGTGCCAATTAATGTTACATAGAGGATTATTAAATTTTTCTAAATCATCATCATCAAATAATATACGCTCATTTGTGCAAAATTCTCTATCAAATAACTCTTTTTGTATTTGTTTTGGAATAAAAAAATCATCTCTAAGATAATAATCATGATGATCATCCTTAAGGTTGTTGTGCCAAGAGAGAATTATGTCATCAGATAGAAAATTATTAAAAATAAATGCTGTTGTTGCTGCCTTGTGGTATTCATGTCTGTTTGATAAAGAACTTATTTTCTTCGTTGGAATATTTGAAAACTCCGCAACGCCAGTAATTTTTTTAGCCATTTCAACTTGTTCCCCCCAAGAAAGCCACTGAGTTGTTGTGACATTTTCTGGCCAAAAATCTGTTTCTGCTTCATCATCTTCAATATTGAAAGAGGAGAAATCAGAAATTATTAAAAATTTCTTATCTCTATTGTTATAAAATATATCATATAACTCTGTATAATGATGTAAATGTTCTGTATGATAACTTAAAACTATCTTATTACAAGAATGATTTAGAATTTCTTCAGGACATGTAAAATGCAAATTTAATGCAAAAAACGTATCTTTAAAATCTATATCATATAAATCTTTGTAAAGTGTTTGAAATATTGGATGTTGTTTTACTTCCTCTTGTGTTCCATATACATTTGTGTGCAACAAATCATTCATTTTATTACTCATATTTAAGCCTCCAGTATGTGTATAACTGGTCTAAAAGTTCTTGTATTGCAGGGTCTGTTTTTGCAACATCGGATATTTGCAAAAACTTTTCATAGTCTATTTTTTGCTCTTCGGTCGTCACGGAAATTTTCTTTCGCAGACTACTACCCGGAACTCGGCGATAAACTGTTCTACCACCATCAGTGCTTTCATAAATGTATCGCACTTTTTCTTGATTCATTTTAACCTCTTTAAAAAATTAATTTCCGGGAATACATTACCGAAATCTGTATTTCTATGTTTGTCATGAGCATTTAAATAATCGTAAAGTTCTTTATCTTTAAATTCAAAACTATTTGTAATTGACTCTAGTGCAAAATCAATGCATCTGATATAAGAATCATTTAAATTTTTGATATTTCTTTTTTCTATTAATTTATTCGTTAAATCTTTTTTAGTATTCTCTGGCAAATTTAAATAATGTAATTCAGAAACATTATCTACTGGTGTTATGAACATATCTGCAATGTTTTTTTCCAAACACCAGTCAATTAGATCACAGTATCGCATTAGTGACAAATTCGACAAAGCAGTG